CCTTCGCCAATCGCAAATACTAAATGTAAGTATGCGTTTTCAACGTCACCTACTGTTCCTTCTGTATGAGCAAATACTCTAATACCACCTGTTCTTGTTTCACCATAGATGACTGGTATTGATTGCGAAGACCCTGTCTTGTTAACCATAATACCTTGAGCACCTTGTACTTCGAACTCTGCCGCACTACCAAAGTCTGGTGTAATTGCTTTTGTAAGTTTATTTGCAATCGCTACCGAACCTGCGGCAATGACTGCACCAACAGCCACAGTTGCAATCACTGTTGCTACTGCTGTTGAAACACCTACAGCGGCAATAACGCCTGCTACTGCTGTTACGATTGCTACTACTTTAGCCATCAACGTTCTCCCGTTTGACAGTTTTTAACATTGAAATGTCTTGCTTAAAGAAACCTCTGTCTTCTAACTTTGAGATTAGCCTGTCATTGTTTTCTAATAATGGTAGATTAAGATTGTAAATGTTACATTCGTTTAACTTAACACACGCATCTATTTCATTTAATAATTGAATTAGATTTCTACCACTTCTGTATTCTTGGTCTATGCACCAAACAACTTCGTTAGCCATTTGGTAGTTGTTGTTGAACATGTACGAGTTACGAGTTGCAACATAACAAGATTTCATTTCACCTTCATCATTGCGTCCTACAATACCCATCATTATTCCTGCTTGAAACATGTTCCACCAATAAACTTCTTTTGAGATGAATGGCATTTCTGTATTCTCAAAGAACGCAGAATCATACCACCATGTATTACATAACGCAATTACTTCTTTAGTGTGTCTTACATTCAATCTCTCATAAGTTAAATTCATTAGTCTGCTTGTCCCCATGCAATCTCTTTTTCATAGTTGATTGCTTCTTCAAAACAATCATCACCAGCAAAGTATGTTTGCTGATGTGCATCGTTTGTTGTACGACCATTCTTTCTTTCGAAGTTGACCCAATGTGAACTTGCTTGAATACCTACTGAAGCAGTTCTACCATCAAAGTCATGTTTAATAACTGGCTTGTCTATTCTACCATCAAATATTAACAGAGAATTACCTAACACTCCACCATCTTGGTCTAAGAATACTTTATGTATTTTAACTGGTCTGTCAATGTAATCAAAGTCTAAGAATAGACTAACGAATGTGTCATCAACACCTGTTAGTGACATTGAAACTTTCTCAATACCATTTGTATTGTTTTCTGTAACTGAACTGACACTTAACAATCCTTGTGCTGACAAGAATGTTTTAGAATCATGTGAAATGTCTCTTGCAAAGTCTGTCAAGTATGTTGGGTTACCTGTGTCTACTATGACTTCTACAAGAGTTGCTATTGAGTTGAAACTCTTTACACTTTCAGTTTTTGCTGTACTGTTAAATCCTCTTGGCATCTTAGTTTGTCCATTGTTCTATGAAGTTAATCTTAAATCCATACAATAAAGCACTATTCACATCAAACTGTATTTCACTTTTAGCGAATATGGCATGTAATGGTATGTCATCACTAAAAGTATTTAGCGAGTGTGAGGAAGTGATGTTTTCGAATAGACCTGGCTCTATTCTAATCTTACAGTTACCAGAACCGTCACTACCACCATTAGCAGAAACGATGTAAATCTTGTCATGGTTGCTGAATTGAACTAAGTTGCCGCCTTTAATGGCTGTAGTCAAGTTATTTCCAAATCCATTCACTGTAACTTCTCTAGTGCCTTTTGAATAACTTCCTGTAGATGTATGTGTAGATGAATCAGCAATATGAGTTGAATCGTTAATCAATTCTTTTGGTACATTTAACTTAAATGCTTTTGTTTGTCCTTGCATAGCAGAAAAGAAAGCAATAAATGGTTGCATCTCATCTGCTTCCATAGGAGCATATGTGTACTCTAATCTAATACGATGAGCACCTGTTGTTCGTCTTTGTGTAGTCAACGCATTTGTTGTAGAAACTAATGTAGGCATCTCAACTTCCATTGTAATCTTTGATGGCTTGACTGTTGTTGGAAATACTCTTAGTGAAGCATCTGCCGAATCTAAGTATGAATAATCTGTGATTGCCATTTATGTCTCCTTTAGCCTAACGGTCCCGATGCACCTCTTGTTTGGTATGCATCTTGGATTACCGCAGTAATTGTATTTTTATTGTCTAGTAAGAACTCAATACCGTCTCTTGTTGAAACAGCATTAATGTTGAAGTTAACTGTCGGTGCTTCTCCACCACCTCCGCCATTCATCATACCATTTGTTTGTGCATTTGAGAACACTCTTGTATTTGATTTTGGAACAATAAGTTCTGGTCCGTTCTCACCGACGATTGCTGGTTTACCACCTGCTGCCAGACCACCTTGTGCGAACATTGGAATACCCATTGCCATCATTAATGGTTTAACAATCATAGATTGTATGACTGCTTTAGCAACCATCTGAAACACCATACCAGCAATACTTCTTAGACCATCAAACACTGATGTAACACCTGCAAACATATTGTAGAATGTGTCAGTAATAGAACCTGCCATTCCTGCAAAGCCTTGTTTGATTGTGTCAATCGTTCTGTGTGTTTGTACTTCTAATGGAGCATAGTTGCTGTTGATGTTTTTAAGTGCATTGCTGTATTGTTCTAAGTTCAGTGTACCATCAGCGTATGCTTTGTTTAACATTGGTTGTAAGTCTTTGTTGATGATGTCTTGGTCAGTTGTCTTTGTAACAACTTTAATTAAATCATCATATGCTTTCTTTGTTCTTTGAAGCAGAGTAAGTTTCTTACTACCTGATTGATTGTTTTTATTTTGATTATTAGTATTAACTACAAGTGCATCTGAATGATTTGCTAATGCTTGTTCAACTGCTTCTTGTTCTTCTTTACCTTCTGCTAATAGTCTATTGTACTCTTCCATAAACTGATTAAACCCTGCTCCTGGTTTGAACGCAGAGATGTTAATTTTAAGTCTACTGAAACTGTCTAATACTTCTTTACTTGCACCAATAATAAACTCTTTTGCAAGAGCAATGTTGTCTGTACCATAGATTCTGTTGATGTCTTCTTTAGACAAGAATACTTCATCAGGCATGTCAAATGAATCACCAAGAGAGAAGTTTTCGAATGCATTTTTACTTGCTTCCATAAGTGCATCTGCAAATGTTACATCTGTGAATGGTGCTTGAATAGCCATCTTCATTGCTTTACCAATAGACCTAAACTGATTTACAATTCTTGACCCAAAGTCAATAGCAAGTCTACCAATACCTTGAAATACTTCACTAAAGATGTCTGGTAGTTTAGTAATGATTGAGAATGCTTGTTCGTAGAATGCTCTAAATGTGTTAATCATAAAGTTTGTAATCTTTTTAACAATGTTACCTGCTGTTACAAATGCACTGTTAAACTTTTGAACTACGCCACCCATACTTAACATTTCTGGTAAGTTAGCAAAGTTTTGTTTGATGTTACCAAGTAAGTCAACAACCATGTCAGACAATCCACCAAAGATTGCTTTACCTGTAGAGACAATAAGTTTGAATCTGTCTACTAGTGTAAGAATAGCGGCACCTAATCCTGCACCAATCTTTGTTGCAAGTTGACCACTACCTTCGAACAATCCATTGAATGTGTCTAGTACTTCTTTTAATGCTGTGTTAAGACCACCTTCACCAATACCTTTGGCAAATGATGCTAAGTTGTCTTGTAGATTAGAGAATTTACCACCCATTGTTGCGGCTTGGTCAGCAAGACCTGACGCATAAGCACCACCTTCTTCACCCAATGATTTAAGTGAGTTAACAAGTTCTTCTGCACTATTCGACACTGAGAGTTGTGTTGAACCCATACTTGCAATGAACTTGCCATTCTCTTGTTTGACTTTAATACCAAACTCTTTAAGTCTTTCAAACTCACCAGTCATTGCATCTGCAACTGCTTCTGACAACTGTTCAAATGATTTACCATTTGCAGCCGCTATGTTACCAAATGCTTTTAATGATTCTGCTGTAGTGTCAATACCCATTCTTTTAAGAATGATGAAAGAGTTTGCTACTTCGTCTAATTGAAATGGTGTTGTTGCTGTGAACTTCTCAATCTGAGACATAGCAACTCTGGCTCCATCTAAGGAACCAGTAACTGTTTTTAATGATGCTCTTAAAGATTCGAACTTAGCAGATGTAGTGACAATACCACTAACTACTTTTGCAAATCCAATAGCAACTAAAGCCGCTCCTGCGGCTTTCATTGCTCCGCCCATTGCACTTGCGGCTCTTGTACCTCTTGCAGACTTTGATTCGAATCTGTCTACTTGTTTGTTAATACGTTTTAGGACCGGCGTTGCTTTGTCTGTTGCCGAAACTATTAGTTTGATGTCGCTCATTTTCTCTCCTCATTAGTTCAAAGTAAGCAGACCAATGTAGAACTTCTACTGCTGGCATCTGCATTACCTCGACAACCGACTTGTTTAACTCATGTGCTATTTGAAATAAAACAAGTAACTCGCGGTCCTCAATTAGTTTTTTTCAGCATCTCCAGTGACACCTTCATCTTCACTGTCACCCATTGCTGTTACTACTTTAAGAATTACATTTGGGTCTACTTCACGCATTAACTCTGTCTTTTCTGCTAACTTAAACATCTTCTTCCCTTCAGAATCTAATGCTCTCATAATCATCATTTCGACTAATGCTTCTGCACTTTTACCCGCATTTTGTAATTCAATAATTTTACTTTGGCTTGCAAAGTTTAGACCACCAATTCTCCAGTACACAGTTACGCCCCATTCTGGAACTTCAATGTTTCCCATACCTTTATTAGCAATCTCTCTGAAATGTTCTTTTGCTTTACTTAATACTACGCTCATTACCTTGTCCTTTTACTTTGTTTGTATTTACCAGCACGAATGTCTTTCTGTAACTTCTTTTGTGCTGGCTTTGTCATTCCCTTTGGAGCATACGGCTTACTTGGTCCTGTATGTCCTCCGGCGTCTAAGTATTTAACATACTCGACATTGTTCTTAATTATTCCTCTGCCTTTACCAGCATTGGAAGAAACAGTCCACCCATCACGGGCTTTACCAGTCTTAACAGGGGTTCTGTCTTTTAAGTCTTGCACTAAATCTTTAGTCATGTCTTTGACTCTAGTGTGCAATTCTAGTATGATGTCTCCCTTGCGTACAAC